ATGAAACAACAAATTACTATGACCAAAAGTCAAAATCTTTCCATTGAGGAAGCATATCAATTATTTATTCGTAAGGCGACTATTCGCAATCTTTCAGAAAAAACCATAAGAACATATGGTAACCATTTCAAACTTTTTTCCAAATTCACAGATGCAGTAGAACCAGTATCAGCCATAACAGATGATACAGTAGACAATTATATTATATGGATGCGTGAGAATACACAAGCAAATGATATTACTATTAATAGTTATTTGCGGTCACTACGAGCATTTTTATACTACTGTATGGAGTGTAACTATGTTTCTGCATTTAAGATTCAATTAATCAAGGCAGAGAAAAAACTCAAAGAAACTTATTCAGATGAAGAACTACAACGCTTATTAGAGAAACCAGACGTAAATTCATGCTCATTTACTACTTATAAAACGTGGGTATTTGAGAATTATTTACTTGGCACTGGAAATCGTATCTCAACGGCATTAGATGTGAAAATAGGAGACATAGATTTTCAAAGTGGTACAATTAACCTACGCAAGACAAAAAATCGGAAACAACAGATTATTCCACTTTCCAACACGCTTGCAAATATATTACAAGAGTATTTACAGATTCGGGGCGGTGAACTAGACGAGTATTTATTTTGTAATGTCTATGGAGAACAAGGAAGCATAAAAACTTTCCAAGATTTAGTAAAAAAATATAATATCAAGCGGAATGTGAATAAGACCAGTTGTCATTTATTCCGGCACACATTTGCTAAATCCTGGATTTTGTCCGGTGGAGACCAATTTCGTTTGATGAAAATATTAGGACATAGTGATATGTCTGTTACAAAGGAGTATGTTCAGATGTTCGGTCAAGATTTACAGATGGATTTTGAAAAGTTTAATCCGCTTGACAACATGAATAAGTCAAATAGAGAAACTATAAGAATGTGATTGGTTGGTACTTTGATTACTACAATGGTGATAAGCAAATTCTGTTTTGTAGTGAATGCGGGAAAATAGTTAAGAAGAAAAGCAAATTTGATAGCTCAACTAAATATTGTAATGAGTGTAAACATATTAAAGATTTAGAAAAATACGAAAAGTATAACAAAACTCGAAATTTACCACCGAGCCTAAAGTGCTAGATCCCTTATTTCACAAGACTTTCATCACTTTTCAAAATTCTGTATTATATGAAAGGGAGATAGAAAATCTGAGGTTCCCAATTCTGGGAATGTGAAAATTTTAGAATAAAATGTGAAGTTTTAGAAAACGGCTATATACCTTGTAAACACTAGCATCGCAAGGGGTATGACTGTTTTTCTTTTTATGAAAGGAAGGAGTGATAAATTGAATATAACAAATATAAATCAGCGTCAATTTGACATCACAATGCAAAGAGAAGGAGTAATTGTAACTGATTATTATAATACATTAAAGGAATATAAAGTATTCTTTCGGAGAAATAACAGAGGTACAACACCACAGGGTAAATTAAGATTATATTATTCACAGGATACAGATATTTCCATAGGCACAATATTTGTACTTAAAGGCGAAAACTATCTTATCACAAGTCAAGACTCACAGGAAAGCAACATCTATTATACATCTATGGCGATGAAATGTAGTACAACCTTTACAATCAACTATGGTGGTAAATATTATACTGTTCCTTTCGTAGTTTCAAGTGATAGATACAGTGTTTCAGAGACTAATACAATTAGTATCATTAGTGGGTCAGTTATTATTTATACCGGTCTAAACGACATTGTGGATAGCATGAGTGGAGAGTATAGAGGCTTTGGTGGAACTTATAAGGTAAAGAACCACTTTTACAATGATAACCTAGCTTATATCTATATGAGCAGAGAAGCCGATAAAGCAGATACATATTCACTAACTTATAATGGAATAACCTCATTGGATATCAATGACGGTACATATCAGTTATCTTACATTGCAGTTAAGAATGGGAATGTAGTAAATAATCCTACTTTGACATTTGTATCCAGTGATGATACAATAGCAACTGTAGACGAGAGTGGTTTACTGACTATGATTGCAAATGGCAATGTAACAATTACTGCTACCTGGACAGAGGGAAATATATCTACAAATACCAATATTATTATTAGTGGAGAGAATATTCCTACTGTATCAGGAACATCATCAATCAGTGGTAATGTAGAGTTAAGGATTGGGTATTCAAGAATTTACACAGCAATATTTAAAGATGAAAATGATAATGTGGTTACTGGTATTACACCAGTATGGACGATAACCAATAATAACTTTGCTTTGAGCAAATTCACTATTACATATCCGGCAGCAAATCAGGTGAAAATTGTGGCGGCTGAGGATGATAATTTAGAAGGTGAAAAATTTACACTTAATCTTGTGGATGCCGATGGACTGTATAAAGCGTCAACTTTGGAGATAACCATTATATATTTTTAAGTTTAGTTACCTTGTATATAAGGGGAAATAATGAGTTTTTAGGGGTAAATTCGGCTTTAAATAGGTTAGACGATACTTTCCTTGCCTAATATGATTTGACACGAATTTAAGTCGATTTGAGTTAATTTTATCCCTAGATGTTATTCTGTTAGACGTGGACACAGAAACAAATACACACGTTGTAAATCATGTGGGGATATTATTGAAAAGTGTGGGAATAAAAAAATGTATTGTGAAGAATGCGCAACAAAAACTACCAAAGAAAATTGGAAAAAGGCATCAAAAAAGTATTATCATAAAATAGAAAATCCCACTTTTCCATGTAGTTGAGCCATTTGTAGGTGTTTTTAGCTTCGCATATATCATATATGGAAGACACGGCAAAAAATACAAACGTTGTAAGATGTGTGGGAATATTATTGAAAAAACTAACAATAGGATAATGTATTGTAAAGAATGTCAACGAGAAAAGCAACTAGAATGGCAAAGAAATAGCATGAAAAAACTAAGAAATAATAATGTGAAGTTATAGAAAATTCCATCTTTACTTGCGGTTGAGCCATTTATAAAGGTTTTCTGCTTCACATATATAAGATATGGAAGAATAAGAGATTTCGATTGAAATACCCTATCTTTAAAATATGTAATGCTATTAAAGTGAGGGTAAAAAAATAGTTATAGGCACTAGAAATAAGATAAAAAGTTACTTTTTCGATAATTTACCCATCAAAATATTGACGGTACTTCCATGTTCTAACATTGGAACTTCCATTATAAAATGGATGTTTTAATATAAGGGAACCATAGGAAGAGAATTATAAACCTTTTATTATAGAATGTAAAAATGTTCGATTATCTTATGGCTTAAGACCCTTGTAAATTCTAACTTTGAGTCACATACGACCGTTTTTCTTATTATGAAGGAAATAACCGATTTCAGAGAATTGGGATATGAATATTTGAATTATATTGGTGATGGGAATTTTATCAGGTGCTCAGAGTGTAGTCGAATGGTAAGAAAAAAAAGCAAATTCGACAGTTCAACAAAGTTTTGTAATGAGTGCTCAAAAGAAATTCAATTTAAGCAAAAGAAAGAATGGGATAGGAAAAATCGATAAATCCGAAAGAGCCTATGTCCCTAAAACCACTATAAACACTGGCTTTGAAGCATCTATACCCATTTTCCTTTATATGTATAGGTATACACGATATAAACAGTTATTATGGTTTTGCTATGGTAAACACATTGTGAATAGTTTGGAAAAGAATGTCGTTATTAAGAAAACTAAATTTATTCGATGTATTGATTGTGGGGAATGGTTTGAGGTGGATAATATGTCTAAAAGTGAAAGATGTGAGGACTGTCAAAAGATATATAGAAGAGCGTGGGATAGAGTCAGAAAGTCTAAGAAATCATAATTTCCACTTATCTTAACGACCTAAAATAACATGTTATTTACGGACTAAATTTACATACCAAAATTAAAATAGTCCGTAAATAACGCATTAAAATTTGTGTGTATAAGAGAGAACATATCGCACAAATAACTAATATAAGGAGAATTATACAATGTTATCAATTACAAATCAAGATATGTTTCAAACAAGAATACGAATTCGTAAAGGATGGGAGGATAATATTTGACGGTTAATTTAATGATTGAAATTAGGGAAAATATGAAATTTTATACAAGTTGACCAATTCCCCAAACGCCCTATTTACAAGGGTTTCAGAAAAAGCAAAAATAAAATAGTCCGTAATTAATGGACTATTGAATGTGTGTATAAGAGAGAGGTATATATTCAGACCAATATCATTTGATAAATGGTCTTTTTTTATTTGCAATAAAGTTGCGTAATATCTCATGGTCGAAAATCCGGCGGTGAGATTTACATATATAATAAGTAACAAGTAACAATTAAACACATTTATTTTGGGGTATTCCAACGAACTAACAAAACGTTAGGTCGTTCAGAACGACAACAAAGAAGGGAGTAACACATGGAATTAAATATTGAAGGATTATCACAGGAACAGATGGAACAGGTAACGAAACTCGTACAGAGTGAAACAGATAAGGTAAGGACTGATTACAGTACTAAATTAAGGACTGCTAATGATGAACTTGCCAAATATAAGCCAGCCGAGAAATCTAAAACTGAAAAGGCATTAGAGGAGCGTTTATCTGCACTCGAAGCCAAAGAGAAAGAAATTGCTAATAAGGAAAGAGCAATGACGATTGCCGACAAATTAAAGGAGAAGAATCTCCCGTCTGAATTAGCACAGTATTTGAATGTAGGTGACAATGTAGATGAGGTCATTGAAAAGGTAGGTACAACGATAGGTAGTTACTTTCTTGAAAATGGAAATAGACCAACTAACCACAACACCAATAAAGGTATCACAAAAGCCGACTTCGCAAAAATGTCCTATGGTGAAAGAGCAAAACTTTTTCAGGAAAACACTGAACTTTATAAGGCACTTAGTAAATAGGAACTGATTAAAAACCAGTTCTTTTTTTATTGCAGAAAGGACTGATAAATGGACGCAAATACAATTCAGACATTAATATCCACACTTGGATTCCCGATTGTCTGCGTATTATTCCTTGCTTGGTTTATATGGAAGATATGGATTCGCCAACAGGAACAGAATGAAAAACGTGAAGAAAAGTTATACACGTTTATTACAGAAGCACAAACCACTAATGAACAGTTGGTAAAAACCAATAGTGAGTTTGTGACAGTATTGAATACTTATAAGACGGATTTAGATGATATCAAGTCCGATGTAACAGTAATTAAAAACAATTTGAAAGGTTAAATAGGTGAAATTTAATGGCTAACACAATTAATACAAACGTAATCGTACCAGAGGTATATGCACAGTTAGTAAGAGAGAAAATCACAGGTAAGACAAAGGTAGCACAGTTTGCAAAGGTGCTTGGAGATTTACAGGGAAAACCCGGTGAAACACTTACCATGCCTAAATGGTCTTATGTTGGTGATGCAAAGGATTGGGCTATTAATACTCCGATGGAAAGCACACAGATGACACAGACAAGCACTACGGCAACTATTAAGGCAATTGCAGCACCGGCAGTTAAGATTGCGGATTATGACAATGAAGTTGAGTTAGGTAATGCTGTAAATGAAGCAGCAGGTCAGCAGGGCGTATCTATCGCAAGAAAGCAGGATACAGATGCCATTGCTGAATGTCTCACTTCCCCACTGAAATTTAAAATCGAAACAAAGAATACAGTGTCTCAGTTGGAAATGATTAGTATTTTGGGTCTTTATGGAGATGATAGAGATTCTAGCGATTTCGACGCAATTGTTATTCACAGTTCTTTCGCACCATCTTTCTACCTGATGGATATGTTTACATCAAAAGAAAAGACCATGACTACAGATGGAAACGGTATTGCTGTAAATGGTGTAATTGGATATTTCCTAGACATTCCGGTAATTCTGAGTGACCGCCTTTACGATGCAACTAACACAGAGGGATTTCTTCTTATTATGAAGAAAGGCGCACTTGGTCTTATTCCAAAGGAAGCACCGTTTGCAGAAGCGTCCAGAGATGCGTCTTTAAGACAGACAACTATTTATTGCAGTCAGTTTTACGCTTTAGCACTGATTGATGATGAAGCCGTTGTTTATGCTAAAACTGTAATCTAAGCCATAGAATCAGCGTGATTTGATTTTATGAAAAGGGTGTCTACTGAATAGACACCCTTTTATATAGAAAGAGAGGTGTAATTGTGTTATCAGGTGAAAAATTAAAATTTCTAAGATATTCTCATGGAGTTTCACAAGTCAAAATGGCTGAATGGTGCGATATTACAGAAAGATTTGTTGGAATGGTTGAGAGCAATCAATATAGACCATCAAAAGAGGTCTATGATGCATGGATAAATTGTTGTTATGGAATAGGTAAACCACTTGCCAAAAGGGAAAACAAGAAGGGTGTTAAAAAAACAACAACGAAAAAGACAGGTGAATAAATTATGGGATTATTCAGTAATATTTTCGGCGGTGGTAAATCAAATCCTAAAATGGTTTCTGGACGCAATCCGGGAAAAGGGTGGATTGAAGCTAATAAGTTTAATCGTGCCAAGGGTGGATTCGCCGGTGGATATGGAGCATGGACATTTAAAAATATTATAGACGCACATTGTACAGTTGACGACATTGTAGAAACGTTTGGACTAAACAAAGAAGGTTGCCAATATTGTGAGTGTTGGGAAGAGGCTTACGGAAAGCAATATAATATTGCAGAAATGATTTATAAGGAGTGGGTTGATTATTATCTTGGTGTTATAAGTAGTTTAACTGCTGAAATGAATATGTGTCTTGAGCAGGCAGAAGAATTAGAACAAGAAGCACAAGATTTACAAGAACAAGCAGAGGATTTAAGAGATGATGCTGCATGGAGTGAAGATCCAGAAGAGAGGGCAGACCTTTTGGCGGAAGCGGAGATATTAGAACAAGAGGCAAGACTATTACTGGAACAAGCTACCCAATTAAGGTTAACGGCTACTAATTTGCAAATGCAAATTGATGTAAATTACAGTGCTATAGATATGCTAACTATTGAGCAATTTGTCAATTACGACGAAGTTGAAAAGAACGCATATAGTTCTGCAATTGATTTTGCCAAGACATGGATAAATGGGGATACTTGGATTCCAGAGGAAGTACTTTCGTGGGCATATTACGAAATTTCATCTCACAATAAATAAAAAAATACAAGAAGGTTAACTAATGACAGGTGTAGAATTTCGCAAATGGCGAAGAGAAAGAGAAATATCCCAACAAGAGGTAGCCGAATTTGCGGGTTGTAATAAATCTACAATTTGTCGTTGGGAGAAAAATAATATTAATTTAGTACCGGAATTATATGAAAGGGTAATGGAGTTTATAAGATTCAAAATGAATCTGACAAGGTCACTATTTTGAGACACTCATTGTTAAATTGCCTTTAAAGGCAAATCTATACCAATTCGGTAAACAAATTACAAAAACAGTGGTGGACGAAAGCCACTATAAAGAAACGAAATAATCAAATAACGATAGGAAGGAAAGGTGAGATAGTTTTTGAGTTCAAAGCAAAAAACTTATTTTACCTTTATTAATAGTAGCCATTGGAGAGAACTATCTCTCCTAAATGGTGAATTTAATGAAGGAACAGTACAGAAAGAGGTTATTAAATGGAAATGAATGGATTGACAGTGTGGATAAATATGGTCTGATATTAACAGATGACTTAGATTCTTTATTGGGTTGTGCAATCTTAAAGGCAGTAAAGGATTGGGATATTGAACAGGTATTTCTATTTAAAGCAAATAAAGCAAAAGATAAAGATTATTTAGGTGTAACCAACAATGCCACACATGAAGCGATTGGCGTTGATTTTGCAATGGTAAATGGAAAGTGTTTTGATAATCATTTGACCGCTTTCAGTTATAATGATATAGAAAATCCAGAGAGTATCAATCTCAACCGGACTTGTGAAATACATAGAGGAAACTATTTCAGGAAGTATAATTTATCGACTGTATTATTGCTGTGGTCATTATATGACTTGCCAAAGGAAAATCTATCAGATGAACTTATGATGCTACTTATTGCAATAGATGGTTCCTATGAGGGGTTTTATACTGATCAGAAATATGTAGGGATACATGAACGTTGGATAAATGATGTTCTTGACCTGCCGAAATTCCTTGAATGTGAGAAACGTCACACGAAGCAAGAGTTCATAGATATAAAGAGAAAATATTGCATACACAAAGGTCATGGAAAAATTATGGCAAGCGAAGGATATTTGACAACTGATATTGACATTGAGGGTATCAATGAATTATTAGCATGGGATACAGATATACAATTAGAATTACCAACCGAAAGATTTCGTAGGAAAGCAATATTCAAGGATAATATGGTAAAAATACAGGGTTCTCCAGATAGCATTAAGGCTATTTGTGAGAATCCTTTTTGCTATGCACTGACCAATAAATACACAGTTAATTATTCAGAGGAGATAAAAGAATGATTTATACAGATGAGAATAAATCGAGGGTAACTGTATTCTCCGGCAGAATTGCTAATGAATTATTGAGAAAAGGATATCAGATTGTAGAAGTCAGACCTGACAAGAGAAATAAAATCAGGTCTGTTTTCCTTTTCAATGGAGAATTAGGTATAGAGAATGAAATTCTCAAACTAACGGGAACAGAGAATATATTAGGGGAGTAATTATCTTAAGTACCAAAATGGTAGTCGAGATAATTACAAATAAGATGGATAGTCAAATTTGGCGCACCCAAAATGGTGGACACCCACCCTTAAGAAAATAAGATAAGTGCGGATTTACATTTATCTAAAATATTAGGGTATTAAAAGTTTTACGGTTGTATTTGGTTAGCCAAATTTGGATAGCCATATCAATAGAAAGGACACAAACAGATGAACGAATATTTATATGAAATTTCAGAACTAGACACTACGTCTATTACAGATGAAGAAATTATTATTATGCAGAGGTGCCGAATCTGGCATAACAGGGAATGCAGAGAAAGGGAACAGAATTTATGGAGAAGGAAACTATTGTAATATTTACAGCCAAGAAAGCACGAGCATTATTGAAAGAGGGATATACGCTTATTGATATTAAACCAGATAAGACAGATACAGATGGTAAGAGAAGTGTATTTATCTTTAAGGTAACTAATGGAATTATGGAGAATATTAAAGGGAATTAAGACATTGACAACTGAATACTGAAATTACAGTAAATGTGGGGGTGTTTTATGCACTCCCCTTTTTTATTGTAAAAAACACAAAAGGGGGATTTATGTTAGTAAAATTAATGTTAGATATAAAAAAATTTGATAAAAAGCCAACTGGATATGAAACTGGTGGTGTACAAAAGAGAATCTCTCAAACAGAAATAGAGATTGAGGACTTAGCAATCGGACTATGTAATGGTATGACTTGTAAACCTGCCTTATTAAATGGTACTAAATCCGTGGATTGGATACAACAACAAGTATTTATGCTTGACTTTGACCATGATACTACGATTGAAAAGGAATTGCAGAATTGCAATACTTATGGAATTATGCCAGTATTCGGCTATACTTCATTTAGTCATAGTGAAGAGGAACATCATTTTAGATTAGTATTTGTTGCTGATGAAGTGATTACTGATGTAGATAAGAGGAATAAATTGCAGATTACATTGATTAATACTTTTGATAAATCAGATAAGGTAACATTTGATTGCACTAGAATATTTTATGGTGGTAATGGAAAAGAACCTATTGCTCCTAATTATAATGTGAGAATTAATGCTGATGATATTATTGAGAAGTATTATAAAGATGAATATGAGTTGCCGGTTAAAAAGGTTAAGGGTAAAAGTAATAAGGTTAAATCTGATAAGGTTAAAAGCAAGATTAACAATGTGATTATCAATAATAGTTATATGGATAATATTAATGCTATTAAGGAGTTAAATGCCGATAAATTAAGGAGTTTGATATGTGAACTGGAAATGACCACTAATAAAGAAGATATTAATAATCTTCTTCTATCAGTGTACACTTCCAGTTATACATTTAAAAGTGAGAAGGATTTATACAATTATATTAATAGTATTGATTTAGGTAAATATCTAGGGATAGGTAATGAAACGGTATCTTGTATCCTACCAGAACATGAGGATAATACACCTTCGGCACATATCTATATTACAGATGATGGTACACCTATTTATAAATGTTTTGGGTGTGATAATGCGAGAACCATTACTACAATTACAGAGGAATTAGCAAATTGTACTAGAAGTGAAGCAATAGAATTTATTAAAAAAGTTTACAATATTGAATTGGTTCAATCGGATTGGACATTAAAACAGAAACAACTATTAATTGATAGTGCTAATTATTTAGATACCACTGATTTTGTAGAAACATTTCCAGAGCTTAATAAAATAATCAGGACTAGAAAATTACATATTCAAAAATTACTTATGCACTTTACTCAATATGTAAATGAGGATCTACAAGTTGAAGGCAAACCTTTATTTTTTGCAAGTTATAATACACTAATGAAAATATGTGAAATAAATCCTAATAATAGGACACGTTTCTCTCAATCTCTTACTCTATTTACGCTATTAAATATGCTTGATAAAGTTCAATTAAATTGTATTCCAGAAGAAGAATTAAATAAGGCAAAACATATTAGTGCTAAATATGGCTTTAAAAAGTTGACGAATTTTTATCAATTTGGGGAATATGGATTTAATCAATTCAAGGAAAGTGAAGGGATTGCTAAAATATTAAAGCAAAACAATTTCTCTTTAAAGGGATTAAGTCGTGAATATGTATTACGTACCTTTGGAAATGAATTAGCAGACAAAGTGTTCCCGCAATATAAGTTTGAAAATAAACGTGGTACAAGCAATAATTCGGACAATTTTACACTAACAATTAGTGAACATATCCTTGAAACTATTAAAAAAAAAGGATATATACTGGAAAAAGATGTAAAGATTAATAATAAGATTGAAACTCAATGGAAAAAGTCAATACAGGAAATACTGGATACATATGGATTGATTAAAATTAAAGCAAGTAAGCAGAATAAAGAATTATATGGTTTACCTGCTGATATTTCCTATCAATCATTTGTTATCTGTCAGAATTATGAGTAATATGGTGTCCTTAGTTAGGGTATCCCTTTAAAGGACACCTTGAACAATCGCTAATTAGCAACGGATGGTAAGATATATTTTTAAAATATACCCTTGGTGGTAAAAGTATTACTACTGGATAACCCGTTCCAAAAAGTACGGGTTGAGATAATACTGTTTAAACCGATATGGTCGGTTATGATATTAAAGGGTGTTAAAAGTTTTACGCCCACTTTGAAAGAACGAAACACGTAAGGATTTTAGTAAAGCGGAACGTATTGATTATGCTAGAAGATTGGAACGTGTTGAAAGTTTGAAAGCCAAGGAAAGAATTTTAAACCCTACACAAAATTTTGTGGAAGGTCAAAAAGGAGAAACAATTGATATTGTTGCAAATAAATTAGGTATTGGTTCAGGTGAACAATATCGCAAGGAAAAATTCATAGTAGACAATCAATCTTCTCTATCACCACAAGATTTTGCAGATTGGGACGAAGGGAAAAGATGTAGCCAATTATGGCGCAAACACAACAAACAGAAAGTGAGGAATTATTTATGAAATTTTTTAATGAATGTAAAACAGAAGAAGAGAGACAAAAATTAAGAGATGCGATGATAGAGACAATGTATTATCAGACATTAGGTATTCGGAGCGAAGTCTCGTCTATTAATGCAAGGGTCAGACGCATAGAAGAGAAGCTTATCTATGTTGGAGCCACGCAAGAGGAACGTAAATTTCTGAATACGGACGGTAGTTTGAATTTCGATGCAATTAATGATAGTTGCGATAAGATAATTGAATTATTTGGAGAGGAGGAATCTTATGGCACAAAATAAAGCAGACGAGAATAAATCATTTAAGACAGTATTACAGAAAATGACAGAGGTTGCCCCTTATTATATTGCAAAATATGTGGAATGGTATTTAACACCGGCAGAGGACAGAATTTCATGGGATGATTTATGTAAGTGTGATATTCAATATAGAACTAGAGATCCGCAAGGTAAGTTGAGTGTAAATAAGACAGAGCAATTTGCCAAAGAGAACTGGTTGACAAGGGAAGATACCCAAAGAGCAATTCAGATTTATATGAAGCATATGAAAACCTTAAATACCTTGAAGATTTATGAGAAGATGTTAGACAAAGCACTTGCCGGTGATGTTAATGCTGCAAAGTATATTGAAGGATTTCATAATAGTGATTTCTTTGACGAGGGAGAGGATGAAATTAATGATTTCCTGAACACCATAAATATCCCTAAACTGAAAAAGACAAGGGGGTAAATGATGGCAGTAAGTAAGCAGAATATGAAGAAACTAGAATGGTTATGGTCTGACGATAATAAGATCGCATGGATAGAAACCTTCATTAAGATTGCAGATAAGAACGGTGACATAGTTCCTTTTATTCTGACTGATGAACAGCGTAGATTGGTTGAAGGATTGGAACATCAAAATATTGTCAGCAAGAGTAGACAGTTAGGTATTAGCGTTTGTACAGTGGCATTAAGCATAAGGGAATGTGTGGTGCATGATAATTCAACTTGTGTACTTATAAGCCATAATCAGACCAGCACCAATGCGGTATTTGATAAATTAAAACAACAGTTTTATTCTCTTCCAGATTGGTTAAGGCCACAATTAATCCAAAATAACAGACAAGCATTGACATTTGCAAATGGTTCCAGTGTGGTATGTATGACAGCCGGTAATAAAGATGTGGGACGTGGAAGCACTTATAATGCGATTGTACATATGTCTGAATTTGCCTTTTGGAAAGACCAAGAACGACAGTTAAAATCTATTATGCAAGCCGTATCAAGTTCCGCAACGGTAATTATAGAGAGTACGAGTAATGGATACAACAATTATAGTTCCTTGTTTTTACAAGCAAAGAATAATGAGAACGCATTTAAAGCGTTCTTTTTTAATTGGATTAATGGTGGTGCATTATTTAAAGACCAATATAAGGAAAGTGTACGTCTATATAAAGCACAGCATAATGGGCATATGGTTACCATAGAGGATTATGATGAAGAAGAAAAGATGCTTGCTGAATTAGGTATGACGCCAGAACAAGCGGTATGGAGAAGGGATAAAATTAGTATATCGGGTATTGACGCATTTCATGTGGAGTATCCAAGTACACCAGAAGAGAGTTTCCTTGCTACTGGTTCCAGTGTATTTGATAATACGAAGGTTATTAAATTACAACAGGTCATAGCAGAACGGAAAATAGTTCCCCTTAAACTGGATAAGATTGTTGGGCTTCCTACATCATTAACGACATATGTTCAAAATAGGTCGTTATCCATATGGGCAATTCCAAAGGTAGGAGAGAAGTACTGGGTCGGTGTGGATGTATCTGAAGGTCTAGGTGGTAAGCATGACTATTCTACTATGTTTATTATGGATAAGGATGGTAGACAGGTTGCAGAGTTCAAGAATAATAAGATTAAACCATATCTATTTGCTGATATTGTAAATGATGTGGGTCGTTGGTATAACAAGGCACTATTAACAGTGGAAAAGGCGTCTGGTGGTCATAGTGTTATTGAGCGATTGAGATATGATAAGCATTACATGAATATGACTAAATATAAGACCTATGATGAGTTTAAGAGGGCAGTATGGAATGTTGGCTTTGATACGAATAATAAGACAAAGAGTATTGCTGTAAATGACGCTAGAGAGTGGTTTGATAAAGGAATGTTGGATATTAACAGTAATCAATTGTTAGAAGAGATGAAAACCTTTATAGCAGAAGAGAACGGTTCATTTAATGCAGTCACTGGTTCGCATGATGACCTTATATCGGCTATGTGGCTTTGTATTCAAGGCATGAAACAAGGGTTCTGGTATCCGTTTTAAGTGGTCTATGTAGTAGGGTTTTAAGGCGTTAAATAGGAAAATAAGGACTTTAATATAGAGGGCGAGGAAAATATCACTTGTCCTTTTTTCGTGCCAATTTGGTGCAAATACATGACAATATTATCAAAGAAAGGAAGTAAAGATGAGTTTAGATTATTATATTCAAAAGCAATATAATGGAAATAAAATGTGGTTTATGGAAGAGATAAATCAAGGTAATCATGCAGCGAGAATTGCGGGAGTAATTGCTAATAGGGATTATCTTGCAGGTAGGCATAAAGTATTAGGACGTGAGAATAGCCAGTACAAAGGTAAAGAATTGGTTACACGAAAAACAATACTGAACTATGCAAAGACAGTGATCCGTTTTCACAATACATTTTTATTGGGTAATGCGGTGGCTTTATCATCTAAAGACGTTGAAACAGTAAAGACATTTACCGATATATATAAGTTGGGAATGTATGAAACAGTAGATTATGAGATAATTGATAGAGTAAATAAGTTCGGTGATGCATATGAGGTAGTATATGTTAATGACGGATTGATTAAGAGTAAGGTACTTGATAGTGCGTGTTGTTATCCTGTATATGATGATATGGGAGAATATATTGCGTTTATAGAACATTGGACTGATGTATATACCAGTGTTAGTTATTGGAACGTATACTATCCTAACTATGTTGAGATGTGGAGTAATGAAGGTGGAGATGAACACATGGTATCTACTACTATGAGTATTGGCTTGCCTATTCATTACCATAATTTCAGTGACATGGATTACAATTATGGCATTAGTTTGCTGACAGATATTAAGCCGATTATGGATGAGTTAGAGGATATACTAAGTAAGTTAGGTGATGCTATCTATATCAATACACTTAATCCTATGCCTGTTGCGATTGGTCAGCGTATTGAGTCAAGCATACCTGCTGATGCTACTGGCTATGTATTGAACTTAGACAATGGAGATTTCAAGATTGTTAATTGCAGTATTGATTATAGTACAGTTAAGTTATATCTGGATAACCTGAAGCAGATGCTGAATGATATCAGTTGTATTCCAAGTATCTTGGGAAGTAGTCAGGAAATTGCTAATATATCTGAAACATCTATGAAGATTCTATATGCTATGGCTACGGTCAATAGTGATGAAACACAGAAATGGTTGAACACTGGATTTAGACAGAGGTTTGAGAAGTTCCATAAGATATTAAATATGCAGGGGATTAGTGTAAAAGATAATGTTGATGTGATTTACAATGTGTCCATGCCGGTCGCTAGTACAGAAATGATTGCAAACTTGAAAGCTTTAAGAGAAATGGGTGCTATAAGCATTGAGAGTATCATGGAAAAGAGTGATATTGTCAGTGATGTAGACGTTGAAAAGAAGCGTTTGAGTGGTGAAAATGTGAGTGTTGAAAGTGAGGAGAATGTTACAAGAGATACAGATAAACCTATTGGATTGGTAGGTAACAAGGGATAAAATAGGGTTACTAAATTTGGTAAAGGCTTTGGATAGAAGATACTTTAGCACGATAAAGTGAAAATTGGAGCATAAAATACACGCTCTTCTGTATACTTTATCGTGCTAAAGTGTATTAAACATACTAAACCACTAGGAATATAACGCAATACTTTAGTCGACTAAAGTGAAGCGAGCACAATATGTTGTGCCAAGTGTTGATTTGATATACTATATATAGTGCCAATTGTATTGTGTGGTAAACACGCACAATACAACAAATTGCATACCATATCAAACACAATTAACTTAGGTTCATCTTGAATCTGACTTATAAACATACTATAATACTGTACTATTATAGGGGGTTTCAGATAACACAAGTGGATTAACGTTGTATCAGAAGTAAGTTAGGTTGGTAATCATACATATAACCGACTAAATAACATATGAAATCGAAATTTCATCGGTAAATATTCGTAAGACTTCTAATCTTACGAACGATTTCAGGGTAAAATGGGCTTATTTGGGGTGATTTTAGACCAGATATGAGGATATAGAGCCGAAAATTCGGTTGTAAGAATGTGTTGTGCAATATGTATAGAAGTGCTGATTAATAAGGTTCGGCATATTTAACAAAGTTTTAAGGTGAATACTGTGCAATTTAACAAGGATAATTGAGTACACAACTTGATTAGTTGTGCGTGAATTGTTTGACGACTTACAACTTGTCCGGGTGTGTCACTCCTGAATTTTTTTGTTTTTTTCCCTTAATCACTTTTGACCCCACAGGCAAAAAATAAGGACTACTTTTCAGCAGTCCCATTATTCTTACTTAAATATTCTTTAAGCACCATATTTATATACTGGCTAAATGACCTATCATCATTTTCGGCTAAGTCTTTAATCTCCTGTATTACATCACTATCTAGTGTGATGCTTACCTTTTCTTTTAGTGGTTTCATAACATCACCTTCCTTGTAAAATACTATACCATCATAGGCGATATTGTATTGAAAAATAGGATAAAGTATGATAAAGTAGTACAAAGGACGGTGAGCGATAAAAATGGAATTGAATGAGTTTAAAGACAGATTGTTTGATATACTAAACGATACGAATGAACTATCTATACAAGATATTATGATAAATGATATGGATAATAGTATTGTGATAAAAATGTTTGATGAAACATTATTTCAAATAAAATGCGAATATTGTAGAAAATAATGGAAAATTTTGAATTATTGAGATATAATTAAAGAAATATTTATGAATAGGGAGGTATGAGATTATGGCACTAATAAAATGTCCGGAGTGTGGAAAAGAAATATCAGATAAGGCAACAAGTTGTCCTAGTTGTGGGTGTCCGATTGATAACACAATTATAGAAAGTACAACTGAAACTCCTATTAAAGAAAACGGTGTGGATAGCGTAGTACAAACTGTTAAAGAAACACAACCTAAAAAAGTAAAGGGAATTAAAGTAATTATTCCTATAATAGCAGCAGTGGTTGTGATTGCAATTATTGGTGGTGTTATATATAATCTAAAAGTAATTAAGCCAAAGAAAACATATACTGAAGCGGTTTCATTACTTGAAAGTGGAAAATATGATGAAGCAAACCAGTTATTTACTTCTATTTCTGGATATGAGGACGTTGCTACATTACAAGAAGAATTGAAATATGAATCACGTGTATATCAATGTATCAAATCCATTAAAGAAAGATTAAAAAATCCAGATTCATTACAAATATATGAGGTGGTATTTTTTAGTAAAGAATATAGAGACGATATAAAAGCAAATGATAAAATGAAAGAAGCATTAAATGAGTTTATTAGTAATTATGGTGATGAGCCAGTATGTTTAATGCGGTATGGCGCACAAAATGGTTTTGGTGGTAATACAACAAGTTATGGATTTTTTACATATCAATCTAAAGATGATGCGTATGTTTATCTTGGCTCATGTGATACATTAGACGAAGATAAAGTGGACGATGATGAAGAAACTATTTGTTTAATAATCAACATGATAAGGGATAATTTCAAGGAAGAAGGAACTGTTGATATTGACAGAATAAAGACAATTCTTAAAGATGATAACTATACATCAATTAAAATTATTAACTAATAATAAAAACGATTAGAGGATTGCTTGAAATATAGCAGTCCTTTTTTGTTACCCATTTATCATAGAAGAAGGGAGTTTTAAATGCAAATATTAGACAGATTAAAAATGGAATTATCCAATCAGCAATATTTTTCGGACGAGCAGTATATTCAGTTCCTCTTGGAGAACGAGTTGTCACCAACTGACAACTACGATAAGTCCACAATGCAGAAGCAATTATTGCTTACCGTATTGGATGTATTGGAAGCAGTAGCCAATGATATAGACCTAATGAGTTCTATTAGCACAGAGTTCAGCAATATGGGTCAGGCATATCAATTTATAGAAGTAAGAATTGGACAGGTCAAGGATAAGATTGCGGCTATTCCTGAACCAGATGAAGAGTATAGTTGCTTTTCGTTAATGTATACAAGAGAACGATAA